GGATGTGATAATTCTGGGTGATCTAAAAATACTATATTGTGTGGGGGCAAATCACCATTCACAAAGGTAACTGTATCTCCAGCAGAAACAGTAAGTTCATTAGGTTCAAATACTAGATTGCCACCTGCACCCATTTGAATATCTGCAGCATATGCTTGTGCTGCTAGGGAGAAAGAAAGAAATAATGATGTAACCATTATTGTAAGTCTACTCATCCACCACATAATTTCGTGTTTTAAGTTGTTATTTTTCATTCTAGCATCCGATAGGAATTCCTGCAAATCTGAGACGAGAGATGTTATCAACCTCTTCGTTATTGCAGTAGTCAATAAAATGAGGATGTCCTTGTAGAAAAGGGACATCCTCTTTGCTGTGTTCTATGGCTTCATATGCATCCATTGCATACTCACATATCTCATACTTATGATGTTGTAAGTCGTGATAACCTACTGTGTAATGTCTTTGCTTAGTCAGGGGCATGATCTTTTCAATCCCGTACTAACAATATTTATAGCACAAAGTAGTAATTATTACCTAATTGTGTGTGGACTCACTGACTCTGTTAGAGAACCTGAATAACTCCATAACAATCAGGAATCTCATGCATTACTTTCTTTTCTATACCTTGTTTCAATGTCATGGCACTCATGGCACAAGTAGAACATGCACCACCTAATCTAACCTTGACAAAGTTTGTTTCATGTTCTATCTCCACAAATTCTAACCACCCACCATCTGCCTCAATATAAGGTTGGAGTTCTTCTAAAACTCTGATTACATTATCTTCTGTTAATTCCATATGTGTTGCCAGATAATGCTGTCTTTTCAGATATTCATACTGATCTGTCAAAGGAGTATAGCACCAATAATAAATCCAATGGCAGCATTGGCACATTTACTCTGATAAGGAGTTAAATTAAACTTCTTCTCTATCTTCTCTAGAATCTTTTTATCCCACTCCTTTACATGATATAAAGCATGAACAACTGGATTCATTTTGTCGTGGTCGTTACAAGACATAGTTACCTCCGATTACTTTTTACATTTACACTTATACTTAGCAAATGCTGCAGCAATAATCAATACTAATGCTGCTATACCAATCCCTGTTCCAACACCAATACCTTGTGGTTCTGGTTCGATAAGTTCTTGAAGAGCAGGGACTTCTTCAATCATTTCTGTTGCTTCCTTTGGTAAGGGAAGATCTTTAATAATTGTTTCCATGTTTATAACTTATAAGGTTTGTCGTCAGTAGTAATCTTAATAGGTGCTTGTTCAATTCTAATTGTTTGAACAGGACCACCTGCACTTGCCTTTGCTACAATCTGCTCAATCTCTTTTGCAGTTGGTGGAGGAGGACCAGCAGGAGTACCATTACCATTACCATTCATCTTCATAGTTCCATCACCTTTCTTAGATGCGGTCTGAATTCCGAAGCTAGCTAAAACTCCTGTAAAAACCGAAGCGATAAATGTTGGATCTATTTTCTGTTGTGGTACACCTGGAATGGCAACATAATTTAATGTCAATATTCCACCCGACCAGGCAAGAACGGTAATCCTGACCATCGTCGAGATGATTGCTGCCTGTTCTTCAGGGTCTGGGAGAATAGCATCTTTTACTTTACCAAAGACACCTTTCTTCTTCTCTTCATGTTCTTCTTCAAGAACTTCTTCTTTTATTTCTTCAGGCATAAGAATGACAGTAACTCATTCTATTTAGAAAGTTGGAACTCCAAGTCCACCATTTGGAACAGGAGCAGAAGGTGCAGATGCTTGAGGTGTAGATGGTGAAAGATCATTAGATCCTAGAGGAAGTGCTCCGCCAGTTTCTCCACCCACTCCACCAAGACCTCCGAGAGATCCTGTAACTGCGTCCATAACCTGAGATTTAACTCCATCAATGATGGATGCACGATTGACATATACGTATATCCCACTACCAACAACGGCAGTAGATACAACAGTAGACGCAATAGCAAGTACATTAATAATTTTTTGCATAATATTTATTCGAGTGATTTATTTATAAAGGACTGTTTATATGCGTTGTAATAATCTACAACACCAGCACTTATAACATATTTCTCTACCCACTCATCAGCACATTCATAAATTGCCCTGTTGTTACCCTCATGTCCATACTTACTCATAAGAATTTTAAGTACTTCTTGCCGTAACTTCAGTTTTTCTGGTGAATAAATGTCTTCAGTCATTCATTTTGTTGTTGTAATTTCTCTTGCTTAATACGCCATTTAACTTGTTTGGCATATCTAACATCCTCTTCACTATACCATTCTGGATGTTCTTTTGCAAGCTTTAATAATTTTTTTGCTGCTTTTTTGTCCTTCATTAATTACTCTAGGTTTTCTTCTTGCTCCGTAAGTATTACGCAATCAGATTCTGGAGTAGCAACACAAAGAAGAGACCATCCCTCTTCTAATTGATCTTCATCTAAGAAAGATTGTTCATCGTTATTAACTGAACCTTCTAACACTTTACCTAAACATGCTGAACAAGCTCCTGCTCTACATGATGAAGGAAGATCTAAACCTTCTTCTTCTGCTGCTTCTAAGATATAAGTATCTTCATCACAGTCAAAGGTATTTTCTGTGCCATCGGGGGATTGAAGT